CGCAGCAGGTCGCCGCATGGATCACTCATTTCAATGACATCGTGCGCACCGGCGAGCGCGGCACGTATCGGTACTACCGGAGGAAGGCCGCATGATGAGATGGATCCTCAAGTTCCTCGGCGGTGGCAACCTCGTCAACCTGGCGATTGCGGCGGCCGTGATCGCTGCGGTCGCCGGAACCACTGGCTTTGCATCGGGCTGGCAGATCAACGGCTGGCGACTCGGCGCCCGCATTGAGCGTCTCGCCGGCGAGGCCTCTGCGTTGCGCGGGGCGAACGCGCGCTGCAGCGTCAATGTCGCCGAGGTCCGGGACGCCGTCTCCGGGATCATCAAGGCGGCCGACGAGCGCGCCGAGCAGGCCCGCAAGGGGATCCAGAAGGCCGAGTCGACGGCCCTCGTGCACATCAACCGCGCCGCCGGCATCATCCAGCGCCCGCCGGTGCCGCCGGAGAAGCAATGTGACGTTGTGAGCGATGAGCAGATCGACTACGTCAGGACGCGCCGCGCCGAGACGGACTGATGACCAAGGCCTTCTACATCCTCCTCGGCACCGCCTGGGCGGCGGTCCTGGTGATCGTGATCATCATGCTCTCCGGCTGCGAGTCCGCCCCGCCGGTCGTCGAGACGGTGATCGTCGAGAAGCCGGTGCCGGTACCGTGCAGGATCGCGCCGATCGCGCGGCCGGCCTTCGCGGTCGACCGCGTCTCCCCGGCCGACGACATGGTGACCATCAACCGGGCACTGCGCGCCGAGATCGAGCAGCGCCGCGGCTATGAGATCAAGCTCGAGGCGGGCGTGAAGGCCTGCCAGTAACGGGTAACACCGGCGCCGCGGCGGTTCCGCGGCAATCAGGGTGCCCTCCCTCCCTGAGCAGCAAGCTCGCCCCGGCGGCCCTCCCTGGCTGCCGGGGCTTTTTTCACGTACAAGCCGGGCGGTCCTATTAGCGGGCTCAGGACGAAACCGGCCTTACCCCGCCATTCCCACGATGTCGATCGCCCAGCCACGGCGCGCCACGCAGGCCGGTTATAGCTTCCTGTCGTTTTCGCCAGTCAGGGTGGGCATCTTTTCGGCATCCAAGCCGCCATTTGTCGTTCCTGGGTGCACTTTCCGCACTATGGGACGAGGAAGTGCAAGTAGCGCGGAACGGCCTTTTAATCCGTTGGTCGGGGGTTCGAATCCCCCACCGCCTACCAGCTTATAATCAACGACTTATGCTCGTCTGCGGGCGCTTGGGTGCGGGCGCAGGTGGGCAGGTTTTCGGCTTTCTCGACCTACTTTCAACAGGATAGCCCGCAGGCGCTCGGGGTAGAGGTGGGCGTAACGGCGGGCGCTGGCGACGCTCTTGTGATGCAGGGCGGCCTGGACGTCGGGGAGGGTGCCGCCGGCGCTGATGATCGCGCTGGCGAGGCTGTGGCGCAGATCGTGCATGCGGACGTGCTCCAGGCTGGCGCGCTTGCGGGCGGCCTCGAAGGCTGAGTAGTAGTCGCGCCAGTGGCGGGTGAAGGGCAGGCGCCCGAGGTCGGCGCGGATCGTGGCGTGGACCGGGACCATGCGGGGCGTGCCGTTCTTGGTGAGGCCGACGTCGAGCCAGAGCTCGCGGCCGCGGCGCTTGATGCTCTCCGGCGTGAGCGGCAGCAGCTCGGAGATCCAGCGCAGGCCGGTGTAAAAAGCGATGCGCATGATCGCGCGCGTGTCCGGATCGCGGCAGGCTCGGACCAGCCGCTCGAGCTCGGGCAGGCGCAGGTAGACCTGGCGCTCGTTGTGTGCCGGCGGGACGTGCATGCGCGCGGTCGGGTCGGCGTCGACCAGGTGGTGGTGCTTCCAGGCGTAGCGACAGGCGGCCTTGAGGTAGGCGAGGCGGTTGCGGATGGTGCCGGCGGCGAGCTTGCCGGCCTGATCGGCGGCGTACTTGCGCGCGACGTCGGGGAGATCCTGCAGGCCGCGGCCTTCGTACCACGGCAGGAGCGCGGCCAGGTGGAGCGCGGCCTTGTGGCCGGCGCGGTGCTGCGGGATGCGGTGATCGAGATAGAGCTTGACGGCGTCGTCGATCAGGCGCGACGGCTGCTCGATACCAGTCGCAATGGCGTAGAGCCGCCCCGTTTCCTTGCGATCGTAGGCCTCGGCGCGGGGTCGATTCCAATCTTGCGGAAGCAGTCGCGAAGCGCGGTGGCGCTCACCGTGGATAATGCGGTTGAACGTGAAGCGCCAGCGGTTTTTTGCGGTGTCGTGGTAGACCGGCATTGCGCCTTGAAAGCCTCAAGGTCCTCGCGCGCCCAGCGCGTGAGGCGCTGCCCGAATTTATAGCACGGCAGCCGCAGGTCGTAAAACGCGCGCCGTGAGATCCCGAGCAGCTCGGCGGCCTGGCGGGCGGTGAGCATGTCGGTCATAGAATCCGCTGCCACTTGTACGACCAATATTTGCCGTTGACGCTTGGGATCCGATACCAGCGGGACAGCCCGCCATTTGTCAGCATCCAGCTGCCGATTCGGATCATGATCGCGATCCGGGGCTTCGTGATGCCGACCTCCTGGGCCATAAAATCGGCGGGCACCGGATTCAATGTTTTGGGGCTTGCTTCTGTTTGCATCGTTCAAGATGTGCGTTGATGGCTGCGATCACCACGTCGTGGCCGTGTTGTTCCGCGACTCGGCCAGCGAAAGCCGCGCCGGCGTAGAAGGCAGCTTCGATCTGCGCATGCTGCTCGGGCGGCATCGTGTGCAGGGTCCTGCGATAGCAGCCGCAGAACCATTCCAGGAACCCTTCGTCGAATTCATTCACACTTTCACCTTCTCGAACACGCTGAACGCGCGGATGTTGTTCGCGTATCCGGCGATGACGCCGACCAGGGCGACGCACTTGATGCGGTAGCGCCCGATCTTCTCGGGCGGGCGCGGCCACTGGTAATGGAGGATGCCGACGCGGCCGCCGGGGCGGACGTAGAGGAGGCAGGTCGCGAGCAGGAAGCGCGGGATCGGGAGCTTGCCGGCACCGGCGGCGTAGTGCCCGGCGTCCGCGGCAGTGTACGGAGGATCAGCGAGGATCGCGGGCCAGTGCATCCTGTGCGGCCCTGGTGGAAGCGAATAGCGGCAATCGTCGGTGTAATCCGGTTTCGTGGCCGGGTCGATGTCGACGGTGCGATCGTTCCTGCCAAGGCCACGGAACGGGTAGTCGCGGACCTTGCCGCTGCAGACGTGCAGCACCGCGTCGTCGGTGGTGACCCCGAGCAGCGCCCGGGCGCGCTCAAGGAAGCCGCTCGGGTAGGCTCCGTAATACTTGACCTTCGGCCGCGCGAGGATCCAGAGGTCGGTGATTGGGCGATAGCTCATGGGCAGCGATACGCTTTCGTGAGATGGTGATTCACCGCCAGTCCGCGCCTGCGGACGAGGTTGGCGAGGCGGGCGCGGTCGGCGTGGCTGTGGGTGGCCTGGCGGAGCAGGCCGAAGTAGCTGTTGGCGGACTGAAAGAGGTCGCCGGCATCGTGGGTCCGGACGCGGTTCAGGGCCTCATTGAAGGTGCGCCGTCGGATCGTGCGGCGCCAGGGCTTGATGAGGTGGCCGACGAAGTCGATGCCGCGCGCGACCGGCTGCAGGATAGTCTTGGCCGGGTTGAGGCGGATGCGCAGCTCGCGCTCGACGAAGGCCTCGATATCGGCGCGCCACGCGTTCAGCTGCTGCGGCGACTCGTGGAGCAGGATGAAGTCGTCAACGTAGCGGATGTAGTGCCGCGCGCGTAGCTGGTGCTTGACGTGCTGGTCGAGGGCGTCGAGGTAGACGTTGGCGAAGAACTGGCTCGAGAGGTTGCCGATCGGCAGGCCCAGGTGAGCGGGCTGGGCGAAGAGGCTCTTGTGCGGTGGCACTCGGGCGAGATCTCCGGCGCCGCTCTGGATCTCGACATTGCCGCGGGGATCGTGGAACAGCACGACGTCGGCGAGCCATTGCCACCAGGGCTCGTCGATGCAGTTGGCCAGGCGATCGCGCAGGATCCGTTTGTCTATGGAGACGAAGAAGCTGGCGATGTCGCACTTGAGATACCACGCGGGGCGCGACCAGTTCTGCGTGATGGACCGCACCTTGGCTTCGAGCCGGCGGGCGGCGTAGAGGGTGCCGCGGCCAGCGATGCAGGCGCAGCTGTCGGCGATGAAGGAGGCCTCGAAGCGCGGCGCGATGCGGTTGTAGAGCAGGTGGTGGACGACGCGGTCGCGGAAATCGGCAGCCCATACCTCGCGCGGCTTGGGGCGGGTGATGATGAAGCAGATCGAGCGGCCCGGGCGGTAGGCGCCGGCGGCGAGCTCGTCGTGGAGCGCGCCGATGTTACGTTCAAGGTCCTGCTCGAAGGCGAGGGCGGAGGCGCTGTTGCGCTTGGTGCGCCGGCAATCGAAGTAGGCGGCGACGAGATCCTCGAATGAAAAAGCCGCATCGCTTCGATCTGCGGACGGCGCGCGCGCGGAGCTTGTTGTCCTTGTGGTTGTTGTTCTGGTTGCCATTGTTGAAATTCTGATACCAGGCGTAGGACGCGTTGCCGGCGTACGGCGCTCCATCGTGCTATCCACGTCGCCCCGCCGAAGGCCGGAGCCGATCAGCGGGGAAACTGCGCGGGACCTGGCGATCACGCGGCCGCTGGTTTCCCCTTGTGCGCATGGCGGTCGCCTCGTGAGCGAGCGGCACGACCAGATTGATCGCACAGGCAGGGCGGCCGTGACCGTCATGCGGCGGGCGACGATGCGGGTGATTTGCGCCAGCCGTTGGCCTGCCTGCCGATGTTGCCGGTGAGGGCGATGGCGGCGGCATAGTGCTTCTGGCTGATGGTGTGTAGATCATGGGCGAGCCGGAACAGCAGCTCGGCCACCTGCAGGCGTTCGAGGAGGGCGTCGAGGTGCGGGACCTTATCGCGCGCGCAGTTGGCGCGGTAGACGAGAAGCACGAGCTCGGCGCACTCGGCGGCGAGCA